AATCCTGCACCTACTCTAAGGAAGAAACCACCGTAATTTTCTACTGATTGATCAAGAGCTAGCTTCAGACGTGCGCCAGCTTTTTCTGGAGAATCCCCAATTAATTTTGCAACTTTGTCGTAATCAATGAATTGCGCTCTTGCAAAATCTACAAAGTCAGCGATTGTGACTTCTCCAGATTTCAAGTCTTTAGCAAGCTCAGGTAGCGTTCGTCCTGTTGCCTCGGCAAACTTGGCTACGGCACCCGGCATGCGCTCGCCGAGTTGTCCTGAAAGCTCTTCTGCACTTAGCTTACCCTTACTTAGGACCTGAACTGTTGCCCTTACGATTGCATTTATGTCCTCCTGACTTTTACCAAAAGCAACACCAGAAGAGACAAGTCCTCTGTAAATAGTCTCTGTTTCTTCTAGGCTTAAATTATTAGCTCTGGCGGCAACTGCAATCTGCGCAAACCCACCAATAGTCTCTTTAAGGCCAAGCGCGTAATCATTACTTATTTCCCTGCTGATCGCTAATAGCTTGTTGTATTCTTCCTGTCCGTCAGCAGCCAATGCAAGCGTTTGCTTGGAAAGATTTAACTGAGTTGTGTATTCTGCCAGCGCTCCTAGCTGTTTTCTGAGTTGATTTACTTGTGCTCCAATCCCACCACCAACAACAGCACCAAGAGGGCCTCCTAGGGCAAAGCCAGTAGCAGAACCAATCAGTCCTTCAACACCACCAAATATTCCAGCACTAGCGATAGCACCAGCTCCTTGAGCAATCTGCGCACCTCCCATGCGAGGTTTGCGATCTAGCTTCCTCAAGCGCCTATCTAACTTTTCTATCTCCCTAGTAACCTCTCTGAAGTCTTTACTGAGTGGGTCCAGAACACTGCGTAGCCTTACAAAAGATGCTCTTTGGTTCTGGAGGCTGGAAATATTGCCATTCCCAGCTCTTGCAGCCAAATTAATATCTGCCGCAACTTTCCTATAACTATTGCCCATCATCTCAACATCTCTTGCCATGGCAGCAGCGGAGATTTGACCAATTGATTGATACAAATCACTTGGTTTCTGCACAGGCATTGCGGGTGCGGCAATGTGCGCACCTAATGCAGCATTAAACTCAGCATTTGTAGCAGTTTGACCTGCAGTTAAACGCTGCTTGCGACCCCGAGATCTTTCAGCAAGCTCCTCTGCTCGACGTTGTTGAGCCGTTACGCCTTTGATTGCCTCAACACGTTGCTTGCCTATATCTGTAAGTTGTTTTTCAATTGCAAGAACTTCTCTTTGCGTGTCCCTGTATTCGTTGCTTGTGAAATCTAAATTTTGAAGGTTTTCCTTCAGCTCGGATATTCTTAACGACAACGCGGCTGTTGTGTTTGGCAGCTCTCTGTTGACTACGATTTGACCAACTCTTGGATCAATTACTCCAGTTGCTGCTGTTTGAGCCTTGCCTATTACTCCTTGGCGAGCTTGAGCCCTAGAAAAAGCCTGGGTCCTCTCCTGTATCTGACGAAGAATAGATAAATACTTATCACTTGTTACACTTGCGTCGGCAAGCTCTTGATTTAGTTTTCCAATTTGCCCAGCGAAGGCATCTGGTCTTCTGGCTGGAATTTGAGTTGTGACTTGATTTAATGTCCTAAATTTTGCTGTCGTTTTATCTATCTGAAGGTCAGCTGCTGCAAGCTTTTTTTCATAATTAACAACATCTTTAGTTAGCCTGTTGAAAGCATCACCGCCTAAGTTCGCCTGTGTTCGTAACTTTTTTAATGCATCAACTTGTCCAGCAATAACCTCTCTGCTTCTTTTTCCCTCACTCCCAAATTTCTTAATACCTTTCGCAAGCTGCTCTAACTGCTTATCACTTGCATTAGAAGCGTTTGAAAGCCCGCGCAGCGAACTTTTTAGTTGCTTGACACCCTCAATACCCTCGACCTCTAGCTGAACAAGAAGTTCGCCAACAGTCTTAGCCATTTTCCTTCTTGTGCAATTCGCTTAGCGCTGCAGACTCCATAATTTGAAGGCCCTCCAGCACCTCACGGCGGTTCTCCACATCATAAAGGTCAAAAAGCCCCCCGGAAACCAGGAGCACCTCATATTTCAACCCAACGTATCCAGCCATACTGACTGTCCACTGGGTGTTCATTCGCACAAACATCATAACTATGTCCCAGTTCTCTTCCCAAACCTCAAAGTCTTCGGTCTTCTTTTTTGTTCTATTAGGCAGACTTAATCCAAAGGCGGCAGCATCGTCGTAGGTCTTGTCTTCAACGACTTTTCCTCCTGACGCCCAATAGATTGCTGCCTCTCTCAGTTTCCCGGTTCTGCCTCTGCATAGGTCTTGGTATAAGCAGCCAAAACGGCTTTCAACCAATCAACATCATCTGCAGATTCTTCAAGTTCAGAAACACTAAATTTAACTACTTTACCTGCCTCGTCTGTGACACCTTCCCAACCGACCATTACTTTCTTTAGCAATTGAACTCCTCCTTCATCCTCAAGCTTCTTGAGTTCTGACATTCCCACTCTCTTGAACACTGCAGTGAACTCTGAAGTTTCAAACTCACCAGGCCTGCTATCACTGGGTTCTTTTACTTCAACAGGCCATTTGAAGGTTTTTACTTTCTTGCGAACAAAAGCCATTACATAGCGGCATAAGCTGGCTCAGCATACACAAAAAAAAGGAGCCCGCAAAGGCTCCTCTTCACTGTGACAGCCCTAATTCAGGTGTAAATCAAATCAAACTCAGCATTGGCAGCTGAATTGGGAACGCAGGTGTACGGAATCTCCAGCATCGCAATCCCGTCTGAATCATCGTACGAAACATCACCAATATCCACTTTGCTAGAAGTGAATTGAACAATGTTTCCTGCAGCAGTGCCGTGAGTGAATTGCAGATTTCCAAGCGCCGCATCATCATCAACAGCTGACGCGAAATAATCTTTCGTCGCCATCAACACTGCCTCAATTGACACTGATCCTGAAACCTCACGGTTCGTAATCAGAACCTCTTTGCCTGCACCAATCAACTCGCGATAGATGATTTCATTCCCAAGCTCGAACGAGAAGTCCTGCAAATTGCCTGCATAAGAAAGCAACTGAAAACTGGTAGTGTTTCCGTTCTTGAAGAGCAGAGGGTCTGCTTGGTTCGCATAGGTTGGTGTCGGCAAAGCACTGTCATCAGGCGCGTTGTAGATGCCAGTGAAAGAAAAATCCAAAGTTGGGATTTCTCCAACCGAGGCACTAATCGCCACAGTTCCCCTACAACCAGTCATCTTGTGACGCACACCATCAATGTTGTAGTGAATGGTGACGGATTCAAACCCAGAACTAACAGGGTCATAGGTGACTGAAGTGCCAGCAGCAATGGTTTCTGCCAAGCCACAAGCCTTCAATGCTTTGCCGTACTGAGGTGCTGTACCTGCTGTACCAGAACCAGCAAGCTCAACACTGAAAGTGCATTCCACTTTTGTGTTGGCTAGCAGCTGAGGTGATGCGCCCAAATAAGGACGAATCAAATCGCGACTAACAACATCACTACTCTGTGGCGTGATGCTCAGATCACTTACTAGAACTGCGTCCGCTCCTGTTGGAGTTGGATCGGTCCCGTAAGTTGACTCCGTCTCTATCAGAACGAGGCGTTTGCGGAGTAGCAGTGCCATCGGATGCTTCCTTTGATGGTTGTGGTGATTGCGTCCGCGAAATCAAAGTGCGTACGCCTGTTTCAGGATCAAGGAGGTAGGTTCCACCTTGACCACTGTTTTCGTCCATCATGCTAAGTCGAAGAGGTTGTTAGGTTTACCGTAGCTCAGGTTCCTTATTGGGTTAAATCGTCAACGTCCGTTCGATAACGGACTTCAAACTCACAACCTATTAATCCAAGAGGTCTGTCAGCCTCAACAAACTCAAATTCAGTTCTGACAGGCACAACATCATGCGCATAGCCGCTCAGTGTCAGATCATTCATGACCTTCGCGTGCAATGAAGCAACTGTGTCATCAGCTGCTTGATCTGGAATATCTGCTCTTTCAACTACCGTTATCCGCACTGTCATTGTCCAGTCCAGCTTTGGAAGGCTAGTTGTCTGTACGCAAACATCCCTTATAGGCTGAACAATGATTGCAGGCGTCTCACCCCTAGCAACAGGATCAACACGGCTGCGATAGATCCTTGTGCCTACTCCAACCGTGTTAGTCAGTGCTGTCCTGATGGTGCTCAGGATGTTTTCGCGTTTTGTAGCCATCAGTCTTGCATCAACATGATTCGCATTATCTTGCCGTCGTCAAGCTTCATTGCTTCACGAACAGTGTAAGCAACACCTTCCACTGTCATGGTGCTGCCCTGAACTACGGCAGAAAAATCGGACGTTTTGACTAGAACTGAAAAATCTGTGGTCAAAATGACCCCGTCAGCAATTATTTGATCAGGAGAATCAAAGTAGCCAACGCCTGTAGTGGCACCAAAAACGACTGGCACCGTGAAGCCTGGGGTGTCAAAAAAAGCGTCTAGGTCTTCAACGAAAGAAAGTGCCATATGAAATGCCC